TCAACTGCTGGTGTTCGCAACTCGCTCGATACATTCTATTTCGCATATTAAGGAGAAAACAAATGGGTGGAATCGTTAGCTATATCAAAGGTATCATGGAAGATCCTAATGGGTCGCCATCGTCAAAGAGACTGGTCGTTCTTCTTTGCACAGTTCTTATGGCAACTGCTTTCATTGCTAATCTGTTCTGGAAGTTTACTGTTGAAGAATTTATGTTTAATGCAATCATGTATATCGTCATTGGCGGCATGGGTATTACTGGAGTGGAGAAGTTTGCTCCAAAAGCACCTACCGACGACAACAACTAAATATAATTACTGAGATCGAAACCCGAGCATAATATGGGTGAATCTCAAAACTAAAAGGGGAGCTCTTGGCTCCCCTTTCTTTTATCCATTCAAGACCGTCGGTCCACCTCGACCATTACACCAACCAGAGGCTGCATCTTCAGCCAGAGATAGTTCGGGATAGATAATTCGATTCAAGACTTGGTTGTTGTCCAGAAACGAAACCACATATCCCTTAACGTCGTCATGGACAGACGAGGTTCGAGTACCAAAAGGCTGGTTCCCGTAGTATTCCTTAATCATTGTCATTATTCAATCCCCAGTGCTGCCTTATATGTTTCGGTCATAGCTTCTTCGTTCAAACGATCATCACGATTCTGCTTGCGGATTCTAATCATCTTTCGCATAATCTTCTTGTCGTATCCAGTAGCAGCACCTTCGTTATAGACATCACGGATATCGTCAGAAATACCCTTCTTCTCTTCATTGAGTCGCTCAATGCGTTCGATCAGAAGGCGGAGGCGGTCATCAGTTGCAGTTGCATCAGTCATAATATAATTTCCTTTAGGCTGCGAGCTTATATGCTCGGTTCAGTTTCAGAGTCGTCTTCCGTGGGAAGATTTCATACTTCTTTTCGATAAGAGCATAACGCTTCTCTTGAATTTCCTTATATTGAGGATCAGCCCAGTAGCGATAGTTTTTATCAGCATTGCGTCCATCTGATACCAAGGCACGCTGTTCAGCATACATTTCATTCCACCAAGAGCGTGGAACCCTCTCGCCATTACTCTTAAATGCATAGTAAGAAGTCTTGACCTGCTTTACAATAGATGCGCCACCATTGACCATGCCAACATATGTTCCCTTGTTGGTCGAAACGCTATGGCTATAGCCAGTGGTAACAATTACGACTTCGTCTCCAGGCTTGATGGTCTGACCAAGATCGTTTTTGAATTCAATTTCTTCAAGAATTGCTTTTGCCATGATAAACTCCTAAAATGGATGCCCCGCGAGGATTCGAACCTCGGTCTTCGCAGTCAAAGTGCGAGGTCCTACCGCTAGACGAAAGGGCAATAAAATTATTAATATTATTAAAATAGATGGCGGAGGTGGTAGGATTCGAACCCACGGTACCTTTCAGTACGTCTGATTTCAAGTCAGGTGCAATAAACCAAGCTCTGCCACACCTCCGTTAGTTGTTCGTCGGGGAGGATTTGAAAGGAAGAAAGGTTTCCTCCCCGACTAGCTCGTTATTTAGTCTTGTTTTACTAAATAATTTTATGTGACTCGCGATATTCCTGTATCCAGTCACTCTAACTCTATGGTAGGAGAATCAGCATGCCTATTTATTATACTGTATATGAAGTCAAAAATAAAGTCAATGATAAAATATATGTAGGTTCACATAAAACGCATAATCCACAAGATAGATATATGGGTTCAGGAACCGCAATAAAGTCCGCTATAAAAAAATATGGTGTAGAATCTTTCACAAAAACAATACTATTTTATTTGGATTCCGAAGAAGATATGTATCTGAAAGAATCTCAGATTGTCAATGATGCCTTTATACGCAGAGATGACACGTATAACATGACAGTTGGAGGCCACGGTTCTTGGAGCCACACAAAGGGCATGACAAACGAAGTGAGACTCGTCCTTGGTTTGCCAATGATAAAAGGAAAACCAAAAGGATGTAAACACTCAGAACAGGCCAAGAAAGAAAGATCAAATAGATTGAAAGGCAAGCCTGTTCATGAGAACCTAAAAAGAACGGTTGGAATTAAACATTCAGAAGCAACAAAGAAAAAATTATCAGAGTCCGCAAAAAATAGGGTTGTTAATCATTGTAAAGTTTGTGCAAGGTCTATTAAAGGTAGTATGAACTGGGATAGACATCTAAAATCAAATAAACATCTATCCCAGTTAGACTAAATCAATCTTCCTCGGCTAGTCGGCGAAAAAACGACATGTCATCGTCTTCTTCGGTCGTAGCTGCACTAGAGTTGCTCCAAGGAACATCATCTTCTTCAACGTCAAAGGTAGAAGCAGCTGGCTGGGCTGTCTTTTGGACAGGAGCCTCAGCACGAGCCATAGGCTCATCAGTGCGACGGATATGAGTATTGAGGTCAAGAACTTCGTTCAGACGCTTTTCGAGATCCTCGAACGACTTGTAGTTCTTAGGGTCAACGAAATCCTTCAGCGAATGCTCAGACTTCCAGATAGCTTCAAGAGCGTCATCGTCATCACTGATTGCCTTCTGATCACCGAAGCTCGACTTGTCGTAGTTACGGTAGCCATCGACGTTACGAATGCGAAGGTAGAAGTCAGCACCCGACCACATATTAAATGGATCGATCGCCTTAACTTCTTCGATACCGTCATCGATCGGATGCATCAGTTCGTTGAGCTTATTGAAAATCTTCTTACCGAAATCGTAGAGGAAGACCTTGCCGTTGTTTTCAGGATTAGCAGGATCCTTGACAACGAGAATATTGGCAACGAAATGCTCGCGACGCTTCTGCTTGCGAGCCTGCTTGCGCTGCGGAGAATCATCATTATCAGATTCGCGCCACAGCTTCGAGTTGTATTCAGCTACAGGATCCTTCTCGCCGAGCGAAGTGCGCGACTTCTCGATATACCACTTTCCGGTTGGTCCCTGGAAACCATGGTCCCAGAAACGAACGAAAGGAACATCTTCACCGTCAGGTGCAGGGAGAAAGCGAAGGATTGCCGAGCCGTTACCAGTCTTATCGACGGTAGCCTTCCAGAACTTGTTGGCTTCTTCTTCCTTACCGCCCGATGGGGAGGTCATCTTGCTAACCTGTTCGGTCAGCTTACGGAGAGAATCTTGGCTCGAATTCTTAAGAGATGCAAAGTTTGACATACGTATTATTTCCTTGTGTTACAGTGTATAGACAGTTTTGTTTCACGTTATTCATAATCACAGTTATATTTATACTCTACTTTTCTTTTAAAGTAAAGCACTATTTGCTTATCCGGTATAATTTCTATTCACGAGGAACAGAGACTGTTCGCGGATATAGCGTTCCTTCATAGTAGAAGCAGCACGAATAGCATTCGTGTGTTCCACATCAGTAGTAAAGCCGAATGCATTCATCATGTGAATCCAGTATTCGACAGTCTGACAATTAACATGGTGGTGTCCTGGCTGACCAGGAAGCGCATGAGTCATCAGCACATACTTGCACTTATCCATCGTTGAGATGAAATTGCGCATATAACCTTCCTCGATATGCTCGACGAATTCGACAGTCCAAGCAAGGTCATAGTTCTTTTCGGGGACATAGGGAGCAACCTGATAATCATGAATGACAATATCAGTAACAGCGCGATCGACAATAAAGTCGCCATCAACGCCCAGAACTTCAATACCCTTGGAGCGAGCCAGCTCGACCATACCAGCCGGACCACAGCCGATGTCTACCATCGACTTAACTCCAAAGGTATTGATGATATAATCAAGAGCACCTTCATCTAGGTGGGTCTCGTTTTCGTGACCACCAAGATGGATAGGGAGACCACCAATATTAAAATTCAACTTTGTAGACATTATGATTCCTTATTCAATCAATAGGAAGGGTAGACGACTTCGGAAGATAATTGAGACCTTCAGCTTCAATCTGAACCCTTGCTTTCAGCATATCATTATTCTTAACAAACTTGGCGATCGTTTCAATTTCGATGTTATTCGTTTCGCAATATAAAACGATCGCGTCCATGTAAGGAATATCGTGCTTCCAAACCAGTTCTTCAATCACTTCGCACAACTCTTTAATCTTAGTCATACTCATTATATAGTGTTCCTTCATCAAGCGTAAAAAATATGTGCACCGATCTGGATTAATCTATGCAAATTCCAGTGTGGATTTACGTAGTTAGCGTGATAAAATTTTGCGCCTCCTGTAACGTCTCCGACGTTACCAAGATAAACTTGTTCAGCAACTCGCTTGCTTTCAGCGAATTGTTCATGGCTATGAATTTTCAATCTCATACACTTCCACGAGAACTGGCAGGTGCCTTTGGTCTTTTGAGCAACCACGGCGCAAGCAGTCTTACCGAATCGGTGGGAAGGATCCTTTACTCTATTCATAACAACATTGTTGACGGCAATTTTGCCTTTTGTTGATTGGTTACCAGCCTCGAAATATGTGTTTTCGGCGAGGCACTGGATTTGTTGCTGGTCATGGGCAGTCAATCGGACTGGGACTTTGACGATAGTTGGTTTCTCAATAACCTTAATGATAGGTTTCTCAATGATTACTGGTTTTGGCTGATTGTGTGGAATCAGACTTATAATTACAATTATCGCGATAGCGCCGAGCAAGAATCCCTCAGCCCATCTTATAAAAGGAAAATCTTTTCTATGTTCGAAGAGTCTCATTTGTATCCTCATCAATTTAATGACTTGGCTAATTATTGCCTGTATAAAACAATTCAGGGGCAATAACGCTATGAGAAGATACAGAAACGAGATTAATTATAGAGGTATCTTCTACATCCATTCTCCTCTTACTGAGAATGCAAAATCATTAGTGTTTTCGTCGGTGATAAAGACCGAAATCTTTATCGCTTTCTTAGCCACATAAGGACTTGAAGCTGGTGTAAGAGTCAATGGAGGCAGTTTCCTCCAGTATTAACAATAGTATTTAGGTCATCTAGAGGGGTTATGGAAAACGGTCTACCGTGCTTTGAGAACGGTTAAACGTGGATCCCCCGACTGGATTCGAACCAAGATTGACGGATTCAAAGTCCGCTCTCTTACCATTAGAGGAAGGGGCAATGTAAATTGTTTTCGTATTATACACGGTGTTGACTGTGATGTCAACTAAAAAATTGGATGCTCTCCCAGGGGTCGAACCTGGAACCTTCTGAGTCAGAGTCAGACGTGCTGCCAATTGCACCAGAGAGCAACTATTTCTTTAATCTTCCTTTGATGAATCCGTTTGGAATCAACAACTCTGAGTTAATTCTGGTAGAATATTCTCCGTTATTGATCCATATCTGTTTAGATTTTCTTTTATAACCCTTAGGAACTTTTTTAGGATCTCTATTTTTCAGCGATTCACTTATTTTCTTTTTATGTTCATCTGTTTTCATTTTTCCTTTAAGAGAAATAGATGTATTGGGTTTTGAGACACCCCTACGAGAATCACTCATTTTCTTTTTGGATTCTGGTGAATGAATTCTATTCCTACTAGCTTCACCTATTCGTTTTCTACTTTCTTCGGAATGCTTTTTTCCAAGAAATGCGACTTTAGATTTACTAGGATTCCACCCACCTTTTCCACCTAAAGATAAGTTGTAGGTTAACGTAGACAAAACAAAATTTTCATTGACTAATTCTTTTTCTTTTAAGTCCATTTCGTTTTTGTTATCGAAAACGAATAAAATTTCTTTTTTAAAGTTTTCGATACCATGTTTAGAAATGGCTCTACGAATCAGTGTACCAGAACCCATATAACCATCATCTAAATTATTGGTTTTATGCTTTCCGATATATATTTTGCCATCTGATAAATTTGTTATCGAATATATTGTATAAAACATATCTTATCCTTATGTTTTATTTATCAAAATATTTAGATGTCCTACCGTTAGACGACAGGGGAATAAGTGGTGGGTTTCTGTTACGAGGTACCCACCGAACCCTAGTCTAGCTTATGCAGCTAGAGCAATGCTTTCGTTATCGTTAGCATTTATTGTTTTTGGTCGCTCGACCACCGAATCAGTCTCGATCGCCCTATTACACGAAAATCGATCCCAGTTCACCCCCATCATCATCCATCACGTTGGGTATCTCCTTGCGCTAGGAGACCTTTTCACTATCCACAGTTACCGTTATGATCACTTACGAGTAACCGAGAAAGCCATTGCTGCCCAGCAGGCACCACAAAGGTAATGAATGATGGTGGAGGTGTGGGGAGTCGAACCCCAGTCTTTCCGCCTTTATTGTTGATTGTCAACAACTGATATTTTATTTAGGTATTTTACCTTGTCTCTAATCCACTTATCGAATGGAAGATGCATTCCAGTAGCACCAGTCCAGTCAGAGAATTCTTTATCGTAGAAGCCAATCTTCAGCTTTCGCTTTTGAAGCTCGACCAACTCATCAGCCCACTGTTGCCACTTTTCGTCAGTGATCACAGGGTCGTCTAGGACATAATACCGATAGGAATGTATCAGCATTTGCGTCCTACGCTGTTTGATCTTCTCATCCAGCGTCTGGACTTCGTTCACCATTTCTGGTTCAAAGAATGAATCAAGCGTCATCTTGAAGAGACTTAGCGACACCGATAAACAGCATCGCCAGACCAGCGAGGCTCTGGAGAATGATTCGGAGAGTGCTCGGGGGATCGCCCGCAACACAGTCAGCCGCAGCCTTGCACTGGTCATAGAAGTCCGAAGACCCAGCAGCGCCAGCCATAAGAAGGATACCACCGATAATCAAGACATACTTCATAGCAAACTCCCTTTCCTATTATTCATTCTAACCTAGATTTGAAAATAAAGAAAGCAAAAAAGTGAGGGAACCCAAAAAAGATTCCCTCACAGTCGGGAGTTACTTCTTGATCGCGAGGGTCGGCAGAGGCAAGCCGCCACCAACGTACTGAGGATAGTGACCGTCCCACTTTTCGATCATACGCTGGGTAAGGATCTGGGGGTTAGACGAGATAGCATTGGCTTCAATCTGGGTAGCCTTAGCATCACCCTCAGCCGTAGCGATCTTGGCACGAGCCTCAGCCTCAGCATTCTCATCGATCAGGTAGGCTATCTTAGGCTGCACCAGCCATCTCCAGAGCGAGGTTACCAGCCTCGATCTTACGGCGCTGATTCACACCATACCAAGCCGAGGTCAGGCGGGTATCCGTCGAACGACCCAGCAGGTGATCAGTCGAGTAGGTGACGGCATTGAAAGCCTGCCACCAGCTGCCACGAGCATATTCAGCACCAGGCTGGCTCTCGAGGACATCAAAAGCCTGATTCGCTGCACGCGAACCGAGCTCGCCAGTCTTAGCCTTCTCGCCGTTAGTCATCGGGAACACTCGGTTGAAGTACTCGACGATCGACTCGTTGGTGAAACGCTTGGTCGACAGGTAAGCCGCCATTTCCTTGTAGCGAGCCAGCTTGTCCTTAGAAACGCCCAGGACCTCCTTGGCCATGTCGGCGTCAAACTGACGACGGTGGTTAAGGCGGAACATCTTTTCAGCCTTGCTACCGAGAGCCATGGTCAGCGTGTTATTGCAAACCACACGGATCGGAGTGAAGCGCACATCGACGCTAGCACCGTACTGGTGAGGGTTGGAGAAGAGAAGGTAGCCATCAACCTGATCACCACCATTGATCTCGAAGGACTCATTGACCTTGGCGAGCGCCCAGACCTTCAGCCCACCCTTCAGCGAGCCTGCAGTATGCATCTCCATATCGCCAGCGGCAACGAAATCATTGAAGAATTCGAAAGCCTCGTGGTTCTGGACGGGATTCCAGCCGTCGCTGATAATGTCGAGGACCTTATGATCCGACGAGCGAACGAGAGCCTGACGACCAACGTCGACCTGCTTGCCATAGACATCGGCGTAGACGGGAACCTTGTCGACCGTCCAGTCGAGACCAGCAGCCTTCATCATTTGGTCGGGAGTCAGGTCATTCGACACCTTGGTGCCGAGACCGTGCCAAGGGAGATCGCCAGCATAAGCCATCGAAGCGCGATCACCGATCATTTCGAGTTCATGAGCCATAATATAATTCCTTTAAGAGAGGAGAGGGAACCATTCCCTTTCCTATTATTCATTCTAACCTAAATTTGAAAATAAAGAAAGCAAAATCATACGCTTGAGGAAAACGACTCTGGATCAGTCGCTTAGGTGGCGGTCATTATGAAACCTAAGTTTTATAATACGTTGGGCGCAAGCGACGGTCGTCTGTTAGATTTTTAGGTCGCTGGTTACCGTCTCCGCAACCTCCCGCATGACGGACACTGGGTCCGCACCCACCGCACGCATTACGACAACGAACTCGATGACGTCCAATCGCCGCTCGCCTGTTTCAACCTTCGAAACGAACGACTGCGGCTTCCCGAGGCGCTTAGCAACATCGGTCTGCCTTAGCCCTGCAGCCATTCGCGCCGCAATCAGCTTACTGATCAAGCTCCCATAGGCATCGGTGAAGAGCGATCGAGACATGCCGAACTTTTCGAGGACAGCCGCCATTTCCGAGCGGAGAGCCTTGAGGGTGGCACGGTCAAAATTTGTCATATCAGTTCCTTTCAAGCTATAATTCATTCTAACCTAAATTTGAAAAAAGGTAAAGCATTATTTTATGCTGCGATAGATTTCATTTCAAAAAACTGACCCCACTTGGTGTTCTTCTTGATCACGCCATGTGCGTTGCAGGGAATATTCAGGTGCTTTCCGGTGTGACCCGTCAGATCGAGAATCGCAGTTTGGCGCATACCGCCATAGTTGATTCCGACAGCGACCTTCGATCGATCTTTCTTCTCCAGACCGGAAATTCGAAAATAATATGAAAACTTTCCAGTTTTTGGATTCGTGTGCTTCCGAATGCTCTTGGAAGTCTTGACTTCAGCACCTTTGACCGTGTCACACGGAGAATGATTCCGCTTGGCCAAAGAATCTTTGTTTTCCAGGCAATAGATAATCTCGCCCATATTGCCTGCATGAAACATACCGAGACGAGCCAGAAGCTCAAAGAGCTTTTCAAAGCCATATTGGTTTTGACCGCTGGTGAGGAGTTCTCGAGTCATCGGGTCTTCAACCAAAATCTGACCGCTGGTCATATAGCCCAAAATCTTTCTTGCAACAAAATAATCGCTCTGGACGTCAGAGAAAGTTTGGTTGCTCAATTCATGAATATTGCGAAGCATAACAAATCCTTTCAATCCAATAATTCATTCTAACCTAAATTTGAAAATAAGGAAAGCACTTTATGCGTTCACCATGACCCACTTTTCAATATAGTGGTCGCGGAAATCCTCATAAAGGTAGCCATCTTCCTGAGCCTCAATCAGACTGTCGCCATTGCAGATCGCACGCTCACCGTGGCAGTTTTCCATGATATACTCCATATGCTCATCCTGGAGATCATAGGAGGCGTCATACATGTTGTCAAATTCTTCATAGGTCATTTCAAGCAACTCCCTTAGCCTTGGCTTCAACACGCTGGTTAGTCCAGTCAACGTAGTTAACCAGCTCATCCATACCACGTTCAGCGACATCAGCCAGAACACCCTGAAGGTAGCCAGCGATGTAGGAATTCTCAGCACCCTGAGGAGCCATAATCCGAAGATTATCGTAGAGACGAGCGATCAGTTCGCCAGTGGTAAAAGACTTTTCCATTCCAATGTTTCCTTTCAAGCTATAATTCATTCTAACCTAAATTTGAAAAAAAGAAAAGCACTTTTTTGAAAAATTATGCAGCCTTCTCGCCGCGAGCGATCTGAATGTCGATGTCGCGGAACGTCACCACAAACTTCATCATCTCGAGGGCAGTCTCAGCGAGAACAGCAATCGACTTCTTGGAAGGCGATTTTTCGTTGTGATATTCAACGTAAATCCAGTTGATCAGCTGATTCGCAGCATTCATTGCACGGCGGATGCGGATCACTTCACCACGGATCGTACCAGCAGCAGATTCGTAACGGACGCGATCACCGAGGAGGACGGTCTTAGGAGCAGCCATATCATTTTTCCCTTTCAATCACTATAAATACATTCTACCTTAGATTTGAAAAAAGGTAAAGCATTATTTTTTGAAAAATACGGAGAAAATTATGGCAAAGGCACCCAAACAGATCGTCGTCAAGCACGAGCGGATCCCGAAGAAAACTTCCCAAGACATTAAACACCCAAAGACCAGCTCTATGAACAAACGCAAGAGAGCGACATTCAAGCCATATCGCGGTCAAGGTCGACCATAAGAAAGGGGAGCTCTTGGCTCCCCTTTTTCATTCAGCAATCAGATCATCGAGCTTGTCGATAAACTGATCGATGATCTCGGCACGTTTCGGCCAATAGATATACTCATTCGTTTCCGAATCCTTTTTCAGATTCTCGAGCAGTGGCATAATCATCTTATACATCCGATCCACCTTGCTCTGAGCATTCTTAGAGACCTGCTCGTGAACCTGCTTGGCTACAGCATTTTCTCGGTTTTTCAGATCAATTTCAGAAACTGTGCTGAAGCCAAAATCAAAGGAGTTGTCTATGTCGACTCTTTGCTTATTCATTTGATCACCGTAATTTTTGAGAACCCTTCAGACTCAAGAGGGATCTCATAGCTGTTGACCATACGATCGATAGCTTCCTGAGGAATGGTCTTGCCAGGACGCGAATTCAGTCGACGCTGCCATTCCTCAGGTTCAGGAGTCGGAAATACCACACACTCAAACTCGTAGCCATACTTCTTCAGCTTGTTGATAAACTGACGACGAGATTTCTCCGACATATTGGTACGATCGACATAGATGTCTCGACCGCATTCAGCATTATAGATCATACGCCGAACCATGACCATGTCAGCAAAACGGATAGTCTCGCTGAAGATTTCGTTGTATTCAAATCCGAAATGATCACCCAGATACTGAATGACATTATCGGTCGAGGCAACTACACCACGATCGACGTTCTGTTGCTGGAGCCACGTGGACTTACCAGAACCAGGAACACCAACAAGAATTGTGCACTTAGGCATCACCATACTCCAAAAAATGTTCGATATCGTCTTTTAGACAATATCCATCACAATCAGTACCATCATAAAAAGCAGTTTCACCAAAGAATTCCTTAACATATGGACCTTCGTCGCACTTGTTAAGGATTTCCAAAACAGCATTAAGGAGAACTGTTGCCCGATCTTCAGTCATTTTCAAGTTCCTGTCTCTTTCGTGCAAGCGACCATATATCTAATGTGGCCATATGTCTATCACGTTCTGCGGAAACTTCTGATAGGTCGTGGCTATTTTCTTTAAGTAGTTCCATTGTTAATCCTTAGTCATTTTGCAAGCGTATGCCATAGTATGTCTCCCTCGTTTACCCAAACAAGAATGGCATCACCTTGACGGTAAAGTTCCTCACTCAGTCCCTCACGCATTTCATCAAACGTGGTTTTTCCACCGTTCGGTATTTTTACAGGTTCCCATCTTACGGGCGGAAGCTGGAAACTCATCGTGTCAAAACTTCCATCATCTTTTTCTTGGATTCCTGATCCAATCTAGTATGATGTTCGTAACGAGAGACGATGCCCATCCCAAGAAAAAACAAACAACAAATGATTGGGAAAACTATAAATCCAAATTTGCTTGCAAGGTATATAAGCAAACCACCAAATGTGATCCCTGCCAAAGCGGCTCCAACTCCAATTGCAGCATACCCGGCAACATCTTTAATAGCCTTACCAAGAATATCAAAGTTAATCATTTTCAAGTTCCTTCAACTTCTTCTTTAGAGCTTCGTTTTCACGCTTGATCTTGGAAATCTTGTATTCAGTCCAGCAAAGTTCGTCATACTTTTTCATGATAGCTGAAATCTCGTCTACATTGATTTCGCGCAATTCGTCTCCTTTTGGAGTAATAAACAGGGTATTGCTGTCCCAGTCAATTCCAAGATGAATATGTTCCACCGGAACGGTGCTTAGTGGACCCATTTGACCAACGCGAAATACAGGAATAGCAACCTGCACTTCTTCTGGATAGCATGAGGACGCGACAGATTAATGACATGATCCTGAGTCTCTTCGCGCTCATTCACATTGAAGAACTTGTGGAAAGGGCGACGAAGGATTTCACCAGTCTTCGAGTCGAATATCAGACCTCTACATTCACGGCGAATTGCTGCGTTATAGTCCTGCTGCTCAACCACACCAGAAGCTTGATCATAAGGATCAGCATCAATGATCACATCAGGAAACGTATCAGCCATCATCACGTTGTAGTTGATGACAGTGTATCCTTCCTTCTCGGCAACGACGAACTCATCGCGACCTTCGATAGCCCACAGTACGTCATCGATGTTGTAGATGTTAGGAAATTCGTAGTTCACGCAACACTCCAATCATAGTTATCCTGAGTCATCACCGACTCACTTCCATCATACTCATCGATGCGGTAAAGAGTACCAGGCGAAAGCTCCTTGATACGCAGCTTAGCATGCGCACCATTAGCCGCATCGCCAAGTTCCTCTACGACCTGAACCAGCGCAGGATCGGTGCGTTCAATATCATTATAGCTGAAATACAGCTCATTCGCACGAAGATAGTTGCGTTCCTTTTTGCACTCAGCGTGAATACGATCATATTCATCCCAAGGAACAGTCGCGTAGGCATTACCACCCCACTTCTGCTCATTAACATAAAGAGTGATGCCCTTGATCTCGGCATAACGCATAACAGCTTCATGCGAGAGCCCGAAGCCACCAAAGCAGGCATTGTAAACAATCTTAGTCATAATCAAGCCTCCAGCTTCCGGAAGCCGAAAGCATCGACTTCGTAGTTTTCACCATCAACAATCATGCGGTCATACATCATCGAAGAACGATGACCCATCACACGACCGTCAGACCAAGTCCGGAGAGGTTGGACGACAGTGATGCTGGCATCATAGTCCATGTTAGGAATCGTGTCACCATCAAACTCGATGGTTTCACCCATCGACCAAGAACCTTCGATGTTCTGAGTACGACGGAAAGCATACTCGAGGGCACGAGTCGCATCATAATGCTCAGGGGCATCGATATCAGCGACATGCACGAAACCACCGATTTCACGATCAGAGTGGAAAACTTGGACGATCATTTCAAACTTCCTTTCAATCAACCTTATAATTCATTCTAACCTAGATTTGAAAAAAGGTAAAGCACTAATTTGAAAATTCGTAATGTTTTTTGATGTGAGCTATCGTGGTTGCAGCGTCGATGTGGACGATAGCCTCACCACCAGCCTCGATGAAGTTTTGGCAATTCTCAGGATGGTCGTCAATCAGGAGGCGACCCTCGCCCGCAAAATCTTTCTTGACTCCCTTGGAAGGGACGATGATCGCTGGATATTCGATTCCGTTCCTGTGCAGAGCTTCAAGTTTCTGATCAACGATCTCGTCAAACCTAGGAGTCCCGCCAGCTGAAGATAGGATTGTGACCCATACGTTTTCGTTAAGAAAATTCATCAGCTCTTCGGCATCGGGCAGCAGAGGCAGATCAGCGAAGCCACCAGCCTCGATAAAATTTGGGAATCCTTCGTTCCACCATTTTTCTCGATCGTGGAGCTGATCGCCGACTGCGCTATGGAAGTCGAACACAACCCCATCTAGATCGAGAAAAACATGATCAATCTTCTTCATCAGTATATGATGTCCTCTGGTTTCTTATTGGAAAGATTTCGACGAAGACACTGGGCGATATAATGCATCACCGACTGAGATACGTCTTCGATCACACCATAGTTATCTGACTTAATATGGACAGAGTGGTCAGCAATAGCACAAGCCTGTCCACCAGTAAATCCAGAAATCGCGATCGTCTTAACTCCAACATCCTTGGCCGAAAGAAGTGCGTTATAGATATTGGGCGAGTTGCCGCTAGAGCTAATCGCGATCAAAACATCCCCAGGAACAGCTTGCCATTCTAGCTGCTTTGCAAACACATCCTCATAGCCGATATCGTTAGCGATGGCAGTCATCAAAGGAACGTTACAAGACAGCGAAGTCACATGCATATGATTTCCAGTATCTACTGCAACACCCTTCATACAGTCGCAGACAAGGTGATTAGCAATAGCAGCCGAACCACCATTACCGCAAACGAAAATAGTTCTTCCGTTCACTCGAGCTTCGTTCAGAGTTAGATAAACAAGAGCAAGAGAATGTTCATCTACACTCTCCATTGCGTCAAACACAGCATCGGTATAATCGGAAAATTTAATCAGTGGCTTCGTCATAGTCAATCCTTGTAAACAACCTTGGCTCCGTCAAGAGCAACTCTTACTTCGAGGCAACATCTATCGTTGAATTCAGCTCTGATCTTATTCTTGTTGTCGGTCAGAGCCAGCATATAGCCACCACCACCTGCACCAAGAAGTTTCGCTCCAGTCGCACCAGCCTCTCTACAACGCTCATACATCTCATCAATCTCTGGATTGCTGATACCGCCTTCCATCTGTTTCTTATATTTCCATGCTTCGTTCAGCAGAGGACCATAAAGCTCAAGAGTAGGTTCATAACGATATTGGAGATCAGCCATGTGAGAAAGTTCTCTGATGACTGGAGTCTTGTCGTTGAAGTCGATCTTATTCAAGACCTCAGCAGCATGGCGCTGAATGTTCGTCGGAATCAGCAGCATGTTGTGATCAATTCCGTTGGGATCCATCTTACTGACATTAACCTTATCGCTGCTTAGGTAGCGAATATAATTCATGCCACCAAAAGCCGAAGCATACTGATCCTGCTTTCCAATATTCCAACCACACATTAGAATTTCAATTTGACAAGCAGCCTCGGCTAGCTCATATTCGCTATAACGAGAGAATCCGCAATATTCTGCAAGAGCAGCGACCAATGCGCAGGTGAATGCCGATGAACCTGCTAGACCTGTTCCGACCGTAGGAATGTCAGCAAACGTGGTAATCTCGATATTGTTCTTAATCCCAAAATACTTCAGGGCATTTTTGACAATCTCATTTTGAAGATCGTCGACCTTGGTCACCAGTTCCTGCTTGGAGTAGTTGACCTTGATGTGGTTTTGAGGAGTCTTACCTACAGCGACATAGACATACTTGTCGATCGCTGTCGAAATGGTCGAGCCTCCCCACTGTAGGTAGTGAGCCGGAATATCCGACCCACCACCGAAAAAAACTGACACGTAAGGGTGCTTTTGCAAGTATCATTGGTGTCTCTCCTTTCTGTTCAAAGTTAGAATTATATAAATAAAGGATGATTGTGGTTCGCGAAGTTCCCGCTTCCAACCACTCTAATGCTAAGAGGAGCACCAGCTTATGACTATTTATAGCGTATATTGGATACATTATCCAGAACACGAAAATATTCAAACTGACGGTTATGTTGGTATAAGTAAAAATCCAACTCGTCGTTTAATCGAACACAAACAATCAAAGTCTAATTTTAAAGTTAAATCTGCGCTCAAAAGAGGCGCAGAGATGAAGATCGTGCAAGAAAATTTGTCAGAAGATCAAGCAAAAAAATTAGAATTTTATTTAAGACCGACCGATAATATTGGGTGGAATATTGTGGCTGGAGGCGGAATGCCTCCTTGCGCCAAAGGCAAGAAATTTCCCCACAGAAAACATTTCGATAGATCGGGAGAATGCAACCCTATGTTTGGTAGGTCCGGAGAACTCTCTCCTACCTTTGGTCTAAGAAGGACGCAATCTGATAAGGAAAAGGCAAAAAGAGCTTTGACCATTAACAGAAATCGTAAATCCGAATCGACAAAATCGGCTATGCGCGCGAGTTGGACTGATGATCGGCGTAAAGAATTTTCAGAACAAAAGAAATTGAATAATCCTTCTAGAGACGAAACCATATACAAGTTTTTCCATGAAAAACACGGAATCTTTATTGGCAAACGATCAGAATTATCTAATCAATATTCTGGAGTAGGATCAAAAGAATTAATGTATGTCATACTAGGAAAGCAAAAGCAACATAAAGGTTGGACATTTGTTAGCTAAGATCAAAATCTTGTCCATTCATATTCAGAGTTGCCAGTCTTGAAACGAACATAGAGGAAATTGGGATCCTCAGGGTCAGTTCGCTCCTCAAGAATTTCCGTAATTGGCGTAGTCTGCCACCAGTCCTGCGCAGAGAAAGAGCGAGCATAATGCGAACCAACGACCATTGCAGCTCCGACCATTGGTGCAGAATCATGGTGGACAGTTTTATCGATCACTCTTCCATTTTCATCTCGAACAAACGTTACAGCATTGCTCATTTGACCAGAGTCACCAGCACCATCACGAGTTCTACGCAACGAATATGCCATCATTCTTCTCCAGGAATATGAAACCATTCAATAAGAAGATCAAGCGCATCGATGTGGCGCTGAATCTCCGCCTTATCCTTTTCAGGTTCTTCCCAATAGAAAATATTGGCATTTTCTGAATTAAGATCAACGATGAAAGATTTTCTTGAATCCTTCAACTCATTCAATACAATGCGATTAACCTGTTCGCCATCAAGTTTAACGGTATACATATCACTATGTCCTATAGATAAATTTCGCGGCAGGAATTGCCAAACTCTTTCCTTCATATTCATTCAGCAGAGATTCACACAGTGCATTCCACTGAGCGCCAATACGATCCCAGTTGTAGCGATAGTCAGCATATGTTTTCTGAAAATGAAGATATGGCACCATATCAACACCACTACGCAGACGAGTGATTGCGTCATCCATAACCGTATAGAACATGTTTGCATGGACGTTGACGTCCTGATCCCACTGATATTGTCCAGTGATGCTGCCCGAGGTATCGGTCAATCCAGCATAGTTCGGGTGGACGCAAAGGCAACCAGCCGACATGGCTTCGATCAGCGAACGGCTGTTGCATTCTGGCCAAATCGAAGGATATGAGAAGATGTGAGCCTTACCGACCGTTTCGCGAACAACTTCGTTCGGAGCAAACCCATGATAGTTGATATTCGGATTATCGCGGCAACGATCAAACAGTTCCTCGAATTGCTTGTCAGCGTCTGGCCAACCATAGATCGAGAAGCTCGAGAATACGTCAAGCACAAGGTTATCGTGCTTCTTACATAGCTCTTCAAAAACAGGAACAAGAAGCGAGAGACCACGCTGAGGAGTGCTGGTATAAACCAAGCGGATTTCGTCCTTCGGGTCGCTCTTGTTGACAACTTCAGCGGGGAATGGATCAATTGCCGTATCGATCACACAAGTCTTCTGGTTCTGTGGAATCTTCAGAATATGCTGATACATATTCATCTGCCAATTTCCGCAGTAAACGATCTTATGAAAACGATTGCGGCTGTTTTCATCCTGAAGGTGACTTGTCTCAGGATCCCAAGGAAGATCGTGAAGGTGATAGATTCGAATTCGATCGTCAGCTAGTTCGCGGACTCGCGAAGGAATAATCTGAAACTTATCGTGATACTTGGGATCAAGTCGCGAAATAATCCCTTCCATCATCTTTTCTGTGCCACCCTGAGAGTTGGCATTCTGTTCGTTACGTTCCCAAATGCTCATTTTTGTAGTTGTCCTTTGATATATTCATAATGATCGGTGATAATGTCGTTGATGTCGAAGCGAGGACCATCCACCCAAAGCTGCGATAGCTTGTATGCGTCGCCAATGAGATATCCCGGATCACCAGGACGCCCATCTTTGTAATCATATCTGAGAGGATATTTTTCGACGAACAATTCAGCCAGTTCTTGGTTTGAGATTGAGTCGCCGCTGCAGACATTGAAGGTGTCATATTCACCTTCAGGCTTATTATATAGTGTTTCTGCTGCAGCGATCAGAGCAGAGCAAACATCAGCCACGTGGATATAATCACGAACGCAAGTGCCATCAGTTGTATGATACTTGTTTCCGTTGATATAGAACGTCTCATCTGCCAAAGAAGCCATAGCCATTTTGGTCAGAATATGCGGCTGATCAGGATTCTGACCACGATTCTTATACGCACCAGCGACATTGAAGAACCGCATTGCATATGCCTTCAGACCATAAGCTGCACACGATTCGCGAAGCATCATCTCGCCAACCCACTTGGTAGAACCGTATGGATTGATCGGCTCACCAGCTTCCCATTCTTCCAGACCATGCCTAGATTCAAGATCGCCATAGGTCGCAGCCGAAGAAGCGAAGATGAACGCACCCTTGAAGCCTGAGTTGACTACGTTGTCGAGCATGGTGGCCATCTCGCCGACGTTGTTACGATAATATTTCAGAGGATTCTTTACCGATGGACCAAGAAGACTGTCTGCGCCAAGGTGGAAGATGGCGTCATAATTCTGGCCAAGATACAGCCGAGGATGATCATAAGAGCCAATATGAAAATAATCACCAGCATCGATGTCCAGCCAAGAAGGAACCTCAGCTGGACCATTGATGTCGTTAGCAATAACCTGCCAACCATGTTCTTTCAGAATGACACACAGGACTCGACCGATAAATCCATTCGCGCCAGTTACAAGAGCCTTAGCCATTGATAATGTCTTTCAGGTTAGGCGGCTCGTAGTTCGGTCCCTTGATGGTCTTGCCATCTTCACGATAGATCGGGTTACCATCAGCACCCAGCTTGGTCATATTGCTGCGCTGGACTTCGGCGAAACACTTGTCGAGGTCAATGCCGAAAGCAAGACCTGCGCCATAAGTCACATAAAGAATATCAGTCAGAGCGTCGGCCACCTCAACAATATCATTATCCTCAAGAGCATCCCAAAGCTCATTGAGCTCTTCAGCAATCAACTCAAGACGAAGCTGTTGAACTTCCTTGCTCGGCAGTTCTGGGCTGGTCTTAACCTCTTGCCCGAACTTCAACATAAACTCACGAACCATTTCAAAATTAGTCATCTTGCACCTCAATCTGTTCCATATAAGTTCTGGAAACTTCTAAACATAAAGCCAAAACAGCCATGGCGCTGATTCGACTAGCAACATTAACAACAATCCACTTGGCAATCACTGCCCGAATGTGTTCCCATCGGGTTAGTGGCTGAAGCATTAAACTTCCTCAACAATAGAATAATGCTTGACGCTGTCAAGACGGAAGCTGCGATAGCCGAGCTTCTCGAGATCAAACACAGACACAACACCCTCAGCTGGCGTATAAACGCGATCAGTCTTCTTTTCAGTAGGAGTGACATGCTCAGCGATGACTTCAGGATCCTTGGTGCAAAGCATAGTGCGCTCGGTGCCATCAGCCTTGGTAAATGTCACCTGAACGGTGTGACCTTCGTTAAGCACAGCTTCAATTTCATTCATAAAAGACCTTTCCAGTTCTACAAAACCACCAACATACGTCCATTCTTCACTATGCTCGGTCGCACGATCGATCTGCCAAACCTGCGGCACAGTCCTGGCATTCGGAGCCATCTCGAGAAGTTCCTCGCGATCGTAGTCCACACCCAGAGTCAGGTATGAATATTCAAGACCCTTTGAGTCAAGAAGACGCTTGGCTCGTTCGCAAAATGGGCAATTTTCCTTGCCGTAAATCACATAAGACATTCAATACTCCATTAGTTCGTCAAGCACTCGCTTTGCGTGCTTCTGCTTAGGTTCAATTTTCTTGTTCGGGATAATCTGACGCTTGTTGTAGCGCCAAGCGTTGCCAGCAACAGGATTACGATTTTCCATAATTACCTCCATTGGATGTCATTGATAGTAATTGTAGAATTAGGATAAGTCCGCTGGAGGTATGCCTGCACAGCGAAATCCGAGGTTGCGTTAGAGAGATGGATAGAACGAGTGCCTTGAAGAGTCATGCGGCTATTTAGACCGTCTTTGTTCACGAAGAAGTTAACGACAAAATTTTCTTTCACGAAGAAACTCCATTCCTTATTATTCATTCTACCCTAGATTTGAAAAAAAGGAAAGCACTTTCTGCTACAATCTGCTATATTCATGAATCCGATCGATCGCTTTGTTGATAAAATTGTCACGCTTCTCAACGAAGACTGATGGCTTTCCGCCTGTCTCGTTGGCTATCAGGATGGCGAGCCTTGGGACTGGGAGCTTGGTTCGCTCCTCAAACATGACGGAATACATCGATGTCTGGATGAAATAATCTTCAATCCAATCTTTTTGTTTGGGGTTGTTGCTTGACTTGTAGTCAACGATAGCACGAACGCCATCAAAGTCGGCAATCAAGTCAACACGACCAGCGACCTTTAGAAAATCCGAGTAGAGAGGCGACTCGATCCCTCGAATGTTATTGACAAATCGCTTTAGGATTGGGCGAAGCTGAGTGAACAGCTGGACTGGCACAGGCAGTTCGTGACGAAGATCGATCTCTTCATTCTGAATGAATCGTTCGCATAGAAGGTGGAGACCGTTGCCTCGACTGGCTGCGCGATTCATCTCACGATTGGCAGCTTCGTCTCCGACAGCCTTTCGCCATTCCATCAAGCCAGTCATGTCCTTGGTCTTGCTTAGAACGTTAGTGACCGAGGGGTATACATTTCCTTCCGGAGTTGTATATTTTCTCCCCTCGGTCGTAGCTTGGACAGTAATTTCTTCAAATTCAATCAGATTCAATTCAAACATAAAATCATTCTAACGTAGTTTGGATAAAAAGTAAAGCTATAGTTGCAACTCCGCAATAATAAATTCTTTGACGAATCCAGAACGAACAATGTCCTGAACCTCAAAGTCAACTTTAGCCATCGAAGGGATTCTTTCAAGAACTTTCATAATAGAAGACAGTCCCGATTCCTCGTTATATCTAGTGCTCGTCAAATCGTCCTGATTTATGTCTCCACAAATCACGATTCTTGAGTTATCGCCAACGCGAGTCAGTACTGTTTTGAGTTCTTGATAAGAAAGGTTTTGGTCTTATCAAGGACAGTGGTGACCGAAGGATAAGAACCACCAGGGGTCTCATACAGTCGGTCAGCACCGTCGATTCGGTTAAGGGGAGCGAATTCAATCAGGTCAAGGTTAAACATATTATTCCATATCATTGAGCTACACCTGGAGTATAACACTCCCCTTAATATTGTCAAGCCATTTTTTTACATTTATCGCCGTGATAACGAAAATAGTTAGGTCCTATCATATTAGTTCCGCAGTGAGGACAAACGTGAGATTCTGAATGTATTTTTTTGACCAATTGCTTCGCATCTTCTCTCTGTCTGCCTCTATTTGGATGCACATAATTTGGATCTGCGAATGTTTTGCTTATTGACATTTTCATTTTTTCTACGGTTTCTGTTGTTTTTTTCTTTCCGCGCATCATTTCGGAAACCGTGTCTTTTTGTTTTTGTGTTTGTTTTTTGCCGTACATTCCTACACGTTTTGTTTCGTGTAATTTTTTTGTTTGTTCTGATAGTTTATTTCTGTGTTCTTCCGATCTAACAGTTTTTCTCATTTTATCTAGAACTGCATCTCTAAGTGGATGATGTTCTTTTAGAACAATGCATCCTCCTTTGCCTCCGAGTGCAATATTATAAGACAGAGGATCAAGAACAATCTCTTCATCAACGATTTTTGATTCGAGTGAAGACAACTCTTCGCTGTTATTACAATAATATAATATTTCTCTCACAAATTGTTTTTTGCCATATTTTTTTACGGCTCTATTCAACTGTATGCCCGAACCAAGATATCCGTCATCCATGTTGTCAGTCTCGTGTTTGCCTATGTAATATTTGCCGTTTATAGTATTTGTTGTTTTGTATATAAAAAAATAGTGCATAAAATCTCTCCTATGCACTATTTATAAAACTTACCTTTTCAAGAGAAGTGTTATGTCACATTCCACATTCTATCATTGCCATAATGACTTCTTTGGCAAAACCACTTCTGACAATATCATCGACCTCAAATTGAATTGTTGACATTGAAGATATTTTGGAACAGACCTTCATTAGGCTTTCTATTCCAGATTCCTCGTTGTATCGTTTTGATGTTAGATCGTCTTGCCTTCTGTCTCCACATAAAATAAGCCTGGAATTTTCTCCAACGCGAGTTAGAACTGTTAGCCATTCGGAATGTAGAAGATTCTGGACCTCATCTACGATGATGATAGAATCGTCAATCGTTGTGCCGCGGAGAAACGATGTAGACTCGAACTCGATAATGCCTTTGTTTTTCAGGCATTGATAAGCATCGCCTCGATCAAAGAGCTTTGAGCAGATTGTCGAGTAGGGTGTTTCGTAGACTTCCATCTTCTGCTTGGCTGTTCCTGGTAGGAATCCAATTCCTTTAGAAGATTGGGCACTTCTAATGATCACGACTTTATTTAATGTTTCGGAATTTTGATTTAATATTTCATCCAGAGCGAGGTAAAGACTGATAAAGGTCTTACCACTTCCAGGAACTCCATGAAGCAGGAGATTTTTATTCTCTCCATACAACTTAAATGTTTTTCTTTGATTGGCAGTTTTTGGTTTAATTGATTCTAGTTCTAGACCTCTTTGTTGTTGGCGACCACGGTCAAATTGAACTACATTATTTGCCCTTGCCCTTTGTTGGGCTTTTCTCGACATTTTTCTTTCTTTGCGAGTAGGCGTATAATCTTCAGGATTTGTATCGAAAATTAAGTTTTGATTCATGTTTTGCCCCTTATTAAAGGAGATTGATGGGAATCACTTAATCATAACGAAAACGGAATTGGTCGCAAATTCCTCCTTATGATGTTTGAGTTGAGATACCATGACGAGATTGGGCTTTCTTGACCGCTTCACGGGATTTGGTCGCCCTTATACCCTTATCACCATGCTTTTCGGCTAATGGTGAAGTGGGATTTGCTCTAGCAATGCGTCCAAGCAGATCGCCCATCCCAGCATCTGTCTTTACGCGATCGCCATGTCCGCCAACGATATTGATGGAATAGACTGGATTGATATGTGGATTTTCGGCAAGAAAGGCTTTCATGTCATCGTATGACATGATATCAGTCCACTGTTCTGTGGTATCGGTGTTATAAAATTCGTAGACTGGCATTAGCCCTCCTTCACTGTTTTATTTAGCATTTTGGTTCTTCCTCCAGCGGATTCCAAAACAAATTTCTTGCATTTTACGATGGAACCAATTCGGTTCCTTCCCCATGTCCGGGGTAAAGAATATGTTCCCTAGCACTTGAGCGGACCAATCAGATTTCTTTGGTGGTGCAAGTGTAATAAAACCAGTAAACAAGTGCTCTGGCATCTCTACCTTTTCAATCCCAGAGAGCTTGATAATATTTGGCGAAGAGCCGTCTTCCGTTTGCGATTCGTTCATAATGTGCTTTCTTTCCTTCTTCATCAACATAATATGCAGGCTTGGTAGGATCTTTCTGGTGATTGAATTCAATAGATTTCATACCCTTGCTATCGAGTTTATCATCTCCAGTAGGAACGAACAGCATTTCAAGCTGATCAGAATTGTGATGGAATTGATGATCGTTGCAATCATCGTGAGTATGCTGTTCAAATGCCCAGATCATTTCATCAAGAACATATTCCCAACGAGCATGATGGTTATTGTCAGTATCCCATTCATTTTCTTTCGGCGGAGATGCAGTTGACTTCAGATAATCAGGAACATCAGAATCGTCAACGTTCGGCGAACCCTGTTTCTGTTTCTTAAGCTCAACAAGAACAGGATGAATGATCAGCGCGAGAGTGTGATCTGCGCTCCAAACATCATAGCGATCAATTTGGATTTTAATTTTGCGTTTGCGACGATATGACCAATGATTGATTGGTCGGACAAGGTTTTCTAGCTTGTCGAAGATTTCAAAGACGATCTTATCATACCAAGTATAATCAGCTTCCTTTAGGAAATAGCTTTCTCCTCGCCACATTTCATAACGACGTTCCCATCCACGAACGGGAATAATATCGTATCGATATGGTCCAATATTTGCTTTCATTTCAAATCATCCGCAATTTTATACACAGCATGGTCATGACCGACCTGCCATGCGGCTTCAAGCCATTTCAAAATCATATCGTTATACTTAGGATCAGGAGAATTGATATCATCCATTAACCTATACATTCTAGGACCAGCAAAACCTTCTTGCTCATCTAGCCATTGTTTAAACGTCATTTCCAATAAATTCCTTGAATCGCAACAGTTGCTCTTGCACTGCCATAATATAATCTTTGTTTTGCGTAATCTTTAATTTCGAAAAATGCTTTACTTTACCGTCATATGTTTTCTTGATAAGAGTATTGTCAAGAACGTCAATCTTAATCTTTTCTTTACTGACTCTGACTTTCATTTTGCACTGAATTGGTCGAACGATGGCAACATTTTTAGAAGGAATAAGAGCCCACTGAAAGATAGTTCTCATTTGCTTTGGCTTTGACTCAATTCTGAAAACGTTCATCTGAAGGTCGTCAACCATTTTGCTGGCGAGACCGTCCAGAAGTGCAACAGGATCTTTTGCTGTCTTGGCGACCTTTTCGGCGAGCTTCTTTCTTGACTCGCTCGACTTTCTCCAGATATCTTGCTGCTCATCAATTCCATATTGGAACCCAGCCCAAGCAAGATCGACACCATGGTTTGTTCTTACAACGATTTCCGTCTTGGGAACAACTCTGACTTTGCTATGATAGCCACCCTTGTCATCGTTGGTTCTACCAGCTTCAACCAAAACAAACTTATCAGAGTTAGCGATAAACAAGAACCCAGTCAGCTTATGCTTAACGAGATAGTCGGCAGCTTTCTCTGGTGTCTCTAACTTAAGAGCATCGTAGATTTTGGTTCCGTCCGCGCGATCAGTTTCGTCATCAAGATTAGGAGTGAGGCTGGCTGTAATAATAGTCAGACCTTTGTAATTCATTCCCTCTTTATAACCAGTATCATGGTCATCGAGGATCAGAATTTCGCCGACATTCTTGTGGATTTTGTCGTCAAAGGAAATGTCCGAAACATAGTCTTGGTCGCGATTCTTAGCGATAACCCATCCAAGTTTGTCAAAATGTTTAGCAACTACTGTGCACATATGGAATTACCTTTATTGGAGTTATTGATTATTTATTAATCGACAACTCTCCGGTAGCGAGCCATATCACCATTATGCTCAACCATAATCTCATCAATAGGATCGTTTCTCGCAATCACATGACCAGCGATCTTACTCGCCCTTTTGCCGTCTCGAAAGCCACGTTCCCAAGCACTATCGGAACTACCCAAAGTGAAAAAGGCGCAAACAAGATAACCAAAATAAAATGCAGCAACCAAAGATAAAAATGCCATGATTAAATCCTCCAGTTGCAAACATTCTAGACATTTGTTCAAGTTTCTCTTGCGTAGTACCTTTTCGTCCGATTGCTAACCCTTGCTTTGATCTTGACTCTCTGTTAGATGTTTTAATATCATTCCATGACGGAAGTGACTTTAGAACTCTTAGCAATGCTGTTTGCGATGTCGGATATTCTTTAGCAATATCTGCTAGTGTAAATCCTAATGAATACAGATTAGCAATTTCTTGTGTTGTTTTGTTATCAGGATTAAAACTAATTCCTTGTGGCATTTCAACTATAAATTCATGTGCTCTCATAGAATTATTTATTTGTTCTTCGGTTTCGAGTAGTACACTTCCTATTAAGAGTTGTGATTCCTTTTATGTGTTTTTTTATATAATAAGGTGTAGTATTATTTTGTATTGCTGCTTCTTTTATTGAATAATATTCAATTCCGTTGTAATTTACAGGTTTGCTAACTTTCATTTTAGTTTCTAAACTTTTTAGCTGAACACTAGTCTTACCTTTATTCCAAGGGGTTTTTCCTAACTGAGATCTACCATTATTTTCGCTCATCTTTTTACGAGTCTCAGCAGATTTTGGAATACCTTTTAATTTTCCTTTGGTTTTTTCGCTAATAAGTTTTTTTGTTTCTTCTGTATGTTTTTTTCCATAAAAATTATTTCCAGATCCTCGACGTGCAGCATACATTTCTTTCATGATTTGCTCGTGAGGTATTAACCCTAATAATCCTTGCCATGCTACTTTGTCTTGCCATTTTCCATGTTGTTCATACAATACTCGGTGCGCTTCGGCATGTTCTTTTATTGTTAATTCTATTAAGTTTTCCGGGTCATCTGACCCGCCCATGTGTTTAGGTATGATATGATGGGTATGTTTCATATTCTTATTTAGCCGTTGCCCTATAAACTCATTTAGTTTGGGCACGGTAAATTCCGTCCCATTCTTTCGGGCGTGGCGGATTAGCTTGAATATCTTTGATTCTTTCTGCCATCATATCATAATACGCAGCAAGATGTCCAGACCAGATTCCTCTCATAGAGACCGCCATAGCGTATGCTCGTTTCCAAGCTCCCAGTCTATATGCATTTAGAAACAGTTCGTGTGCCTTCTCAGAAGCAGCGTCAATCTTATCCTGAATAGCCTGTTGTCTTGCATGCTGCTCGTTTTCTGTCGTTATCCACTGAGCACTCGCTCCTGGTCCGCCACCAAAAGAAGGATTCTTGAATTGAAATACTTGTTCGCTAGCGTTAGCCTGACTTGCTGTCAGAGCCAGAAGTAGAAATAGCTTTCTCATCTTTCTTCCCCTTCTTTTCTGAGCAGAAAGAGAAGTCGAGTGTGAAGACTTTAAGGATTTCGATCTTCAGATTTATCTGCATAATTATGTTCCCCTTTAATCTGCAGCACAACACTTACTTTCTGTTGTAGCCTAATGAGATCATTGTCTAACATTCTAATGCGATCAATCAGTGCAATCAAAATTCCATTCGTCTCTCCAATAAGAGGCATAAGTCTATCAGTAACAAATTTATAAATGAAAAATACAAAGTATCCCATACCAACCGAAGCAACAATAGGAAATCCGTATTGTTTAATCAGAGGGGCAATAACATTTAAATCCATCAATCCCTCCGAGCATCGTTCTTTCCGTCTGCTCGGGCAATACGATCCATATCAGGGCGAAGACCTAGAGCAGAACTGACTACGGTATCAACACGAATAATATCGTGGTTCATAGTTTTCACTCGGTTATCTAACCCCATGATAATACCTTGCATTCCTTTGATCGCCTTCAAGACGCTCTCCAGAATATAGTTGATGACAAAATACACGAAAACCCCACCGAGCATTGCAGCTGCGATGGGGAAGCCGACATCGGCAATCAACTGAAAGATAGCATTATAGTTCATGCATCTATTTATATAAAGGCGAAGTGAAGGGATTCGGATATACCCTCAAGCAGCTAGCCAAATACCTCTGTATCTATTTCGCCGCCACGACCCGTTAGCTGGTTGAGCAGGAGAACCACTCCCCGAGTCTACTTTATCTCCTCTGGCAGGAGATTATTCAGTCACACTTCTTACACCGCCCGTCGGCAGTGATATCTATTCTTCTTCAACTACCAATCTACGACCTGTTTTCTTAAACAGATATTCACCAGGAGTGATGGGTTTATGCCAACCGTTTTTCTTTGCCTCAGATACACTTGCAAAAATATCAAAAGCCGCTAAAACATGTGCCATAGTATTTTGATGTGGCTCAAGAATACCAATGGTTTCCCACAAACCATTATTCATCTGTCGAAGCCAACGACAATCCATTACAAACACATAGGGGAAGGGAACTGGTTCCCATGAACCCCCATTAGTCACCTTGTATGTTTCCCACCAGAAGTTATCAATACCATATTGAACGAACTCACGATTGCGTTTCCTACATCGTTCAAGAAACTCTTCTAGCGACTCTTCCATAATTCACCTTTAATCACATCTAAAACTGCCTGCCCTATATCTCACCCAGAGGATGACACATAATTCTGGTACCGGATGACGGGATTGAACTGCCGACATCGCTATGTAAAAGCGAGGTTATACCATTTAACTAACGACCCCTGTTTTGTATTTTCGTAAATATCTATTCCTTTTAGTGTTTTTCTTATTTCTCCCGCACCAAGTTTGGGTTTGGGTGTGGCAATTAGGACACAACCATCTTAAATTAGAAAGTTCGTTGTTATCACTATTTCCGTCTATATGATCTAGTTGTAGAGTTAGCGATTTACCATTCCACTCATTGCCCACGCTGCAGTGTTCACAAATATATCCACGAACTTCAGTAATATATCTGCGCATTAACCCCTCAGACAAAACCTTTCCGTTCGATATTGCAGTATAATTCTGCTTCCACTGAAATTCTCTTTGGCATGCATTACTACAATATTTCGCTTTGACTGGGAAAGACCCGCAAGATAAACAAGAATATTCTTTATTAGTTTTACGAGAAACCGAATATCTACCACCAGAGCGATGGACGCTTTTGTGGCCATTTAATTTGCGGTAATTATCAAATTCTTTATCACAAATTTCACATTTATGCATATAAACTCCTTAGCTCAATTACTAAGTTATTTATATTTTTAAGTTGCTCTACCGCTGAGCTAATCGACCACTTAACTTCTTACCATATGATCCGCAGCATGAGTAGCAGCAAATGCTTCAGGCTTGATCTTAGCATCAAGTCCAGTACTGCCCTTCACGTAGCCAAGGGCTTCCTTGACGGCAATACTAGACTTGTGCTTTGGATCAGGATTAATATCAAGGTGAATTTCCAGCTTTCGATCTCCGATAACCTCGATAATTTCTGAAGCTGCTTCAATAGCAAACCCAGCTTCGGTGATCATTCTCTGACGAAGATTGCCAAAGTCGCGCATATCAACCGAGTTGTGCCAAAGCTGACAACCGTGCTTGGAATCCTTGTGAAGGATAATCACGGTAGAATACTTTGCCCACCATTCCTTGTTCTTCTTATATCGAATACTATCCGCACCGACATAAACCGATGAAGTCTGACTCGATTCAATAATTGCTTGCTTTGCTTCATCAAACATAAATCACCTGATTAAAATTGGCGAAGGTGCACGGTACCGCCCCGTGTTCTTCAGTTTTGGAGACTGACACATCACTTTAATGCTTCACCGACAAGAACTGGTCTACCTGGAGAGATTCGAACTCCCGATCTTCTGCACCCAAAGCAGACGGATTACCAGACTTTCCTACAGGTAGAGAGTAGAGATCCCACACGTACCAAAGGCAGAGGTGTGGGACATATTATTCTGGAGCCCAAGACAGGATTCGAACCTGCAACCTTTCGCTTCGTAGGCGAGCACTCTAATCCAGTTGAGCTACTCGGGCATGTTTTTTACCTGACCAATTATCTGTCTGAGAATGACAGTTAGGGCAGAGTATTTGCAAATTTGTTATGCGATGATCTTTAGGATTTCCATTAATATGGTGGAGTTGATGGACAATAGGTTTCCCATTATATTCATCTCCTATTCCACAATCTTCACATATATTTACTTTTAGACCTTCTTTAAACAATCTTCGTTTTATGTGTTGGGTAGAAACAAATCCCTGTTCTACCAATAATTCTTCTATTGGTTGTGGTTTTCTCACACATCGTTCAGCATACGAACCTGATTTCCAAGAATCTTTAAGTTTCTGTCGATGCTCTTCGCTAAGAGTTCTTCCAGTTAACTTTTCTTTGACTCTTTTATTTATATCATCTCGTTTAGATTTAGTTGAATAACTTCTAGAACAAGACTTGGAACAAAATCTACCAGAACCAAATGATCCAATATGTGTATTTCCGCAGTTTTCGCACTTCATTCGAACCTCCTATAAACTCAAATTATTTATATAAGTTCGAATTTATAGACAAAGATACTTGGGCATATTTGGTTGCGGAAGTCGGATTCGAACCGACGATTTCCTGCTTATGAGACAGGCGAGGACGACCAGACTCCTCTACTCCGCGATAATAAATGGAGCGGATAGCGAGAATCGAACTCGCGTCTTCAGCTTGGAAGGCTGTAATAATACCATTATACGATATCCGCATTAAACTTATTTAGGGTTGGCGAGGACGATGGGTTTCGATCCCACTACCTCCAGCGTGACAAGCTGGTGCTCTCCCGATTGAGCTACGTCCCCAAAACTTGGTGGGAAGGTGCGGACTCGAACCACTCCCCGTTAAGGATCAGATTTACAGTCTGACTGCTGTATCCGAACAGCTTTACCTTCCCAATTCCTTACACCTTATCGGTTTAGCCCTTTGATCCTTGTGGTCAGCAATCCGATATTCGCAAGATTTCCCCACTGTTACCCTTGCTAGGTCTCTCCAGCCTGTCTAGAATGCTGGATAATTTATGGTGCCTTCGCAGGGAATCGAACCCCAGACCCTCGGGCTTCAACCGAGCGCTCTACCAACTGAGCTACAAAGGCAAAAAACTTGGTGCGTCTAGAGGGACTTGAACCCCCACGCCGAAGCAACAGATTCTAAGTCTGCCGTGTCTGCCAATTTCACCATAGACGCAAATTTAGTGACTTCCTACAGTGTGCCTTGATACATTACGTCCGGACGCTGTATCTTCCCAGACAGAATTATTGCTACGTATCAACAACTCTATCCTTTCCCGGGTTCAGCCGAGGAAGTCTATATTGGTGGAGCACTGGGGAGTCGAACCCCATCTTCCGCCGTGCAAGGGCAGAGTCTGCACCCACTCAGGTGCCCCATTTAACTTTTATATAATCATCAACTTGACTTTGAACTAAATCTCGATATCTGCTGTGCATATATTGGTGATGCGTAGGACATAACGGAACCAAATTCTTTGGATCATTATCGTTATGATTTTCATTTACATGATGAACCGCAACGACATTTTCTTCACCACAAACCAAACATTTTTTGTCGTGGTGTCTCCAAGCAACAGTAGTATAATGAGCAACTTCGTCTTGATGATATTTAACCGCTTTAGCCTTTCCTCCAGAAGAATTGGCACAAGACCTAGAACAAAAATATTTTTTGCGTTTAGGAAATTGCTTTTCTCTTTCCTTTACGCTAAACGTATTACCGCAACATTCGCAAGATACATCATAATTCTGCAACCTGCCCAATTTTCGTTCAACATTTGCTTGTTGTCCAACTTTCAATTGTTCATATGAACTCTTTTTTGTAGGATTCATATTACAATGGCGAGAATGATTCGCTTTTTCTGTAGTTCTGTTAAAATCAAATTCATGAGAGCAGTGTTTGCATTTCCACATATAAATCTCCTTATGGAGTATTTATAAATCGCAGGATTTATACAAAACAAACACTCTCCTATAATTCTGCCGTCTTACGGTGCCTAACACCTGCGGAGTAAACTGGTCTAGGTGGCTGGTCCCGACCCAGCGCTCTCCTGCTTCCAAAGCAGGCGGATTTCCAACTTTCCCACACCTAGATATTTTGGTACCAGAGAGTTGGACTCGAACCAACGACCTTGAGGTTATGAGCCTCCTGCTCTGCCGCTGAGCTATCCTGGTATAAACTGCGTTATCCGCTCCCTGTGAGCACCTCTGTACCATAGGTGGCCAACCCTATGTTTAGCTCGGACTCGAACCGAGTAGATAATAATGGTGCCCCCATGAGGACTCGAACCCCAGACCCCCTGCTTACAAGGCAGGTGCTCTACCAACTGAGCTATAAGGGCAAAACTCTTTAGAAGAACACTGGTTGGACTCGAACCAACGCTAGGACAACCCATTTCAGGGTGTAAGTACCACTCTCACATTACGTCAACAGTGTTCTTCTAAAGAGTCTTCACGTTTCAAAGAGCGTTTATTTAGGCGTCTTCAATCAACTTATTATTCAGTCTAACCTATTTTTTATAATAAAGCAAGAACTATTTTGCCTCTAAATGCATTTTATTTTTGGTAGGGGCAGTGGGACTCGAACCCACACTGGAGGCATTTTAAGTGCCTTGTCTCTGCCTTTGGACTATGCCCCCACACTCACCAGTGGTGTAATGCATTAGCAATCAAGAACACATTAGCAACTATACCCTGCAAAATCAGAATGGTTCTAATCCAAGCAACTCTATCCGATTCGTTAGAACAAGGTGATGCTTTCTCACCCAATGCTTTTGCCCAAATACGCCACATACTAACTCCTTAATTTTGGTACCCAGTATTGGATTCGAGCCAATGACCTTCTCCATGTCGAGGAGATGCTCTACCGCTGAGCTAACTGGGTATAACTGGGGTGAATGAGGAATTTCGAAATCCCGTCCTCTCGGATCACAACCGAGCGCTCTTCCTCTGAGCTACATTCACCATGGCGGAAGGAGAGGGATTCGAACCCTCGGAACCTTTCGGTTCGACTCGTTAGCAGTGAGCTGGTTTAGACCTCTCACCCATCCTTCCATTTTTTTATTTAGTTTGGTCCACTTCCATTACCCCAAGCCTTCTCGGGTCCGACGTAACCAGTTGCTTCCCAACGAGCCTTGATCCGAGCTTCGACTTCATCGAATGACAGAGGCTCATAGTTGGTATGCTCGACAGAGACACACAGATATCGCGGATCAATCTCTGTCTTCTCGTGTGGCCACGGAACTGCAACGTCCTTAGTCACCATAACAGTACGCATCACCTCATTAGTTTTCATCCCGTATTTTACGAACTTTGCTGCGAAAATAGGCAACATATTGAACGTATCTATAAATTCTGTTTCTATCAGATGCACATCTGCATCCACCGTTAGTGTGCATACCTTTTGGTTTGTGAATCACGCAGTTTCCGTCAGAGCATCCACCTAGTGCTTCTGCACTTTCTTCAAGCCACTTGAACATTTCCAAGATTTGTTCTTCTTTGGAAGGTATACTGTTATCCATTGTGGTCGCCCCATTCTTCGCGCATTTGTCTACGAAAGTCTTCTTCACGCCTGCGATCTTCCTCGGCAGATTTGCGCTTACACATACTATCATAGACTTCGTTAGCACCACTGCCCCAATAGTTGCACTCCATCTTACAATCAGGGCAGTATTCACGACTCACTGTTTCTTGGAAGTTTTCGCTACCACAATTAGGACATGGATCGTTATGTAGCTTTTTGCCGTTGTCTACCCAACCGTTGCGTTCATTATAATAGCTCATAATCTCTTTAACGAAGTAATATCAACCCCGCCACCATAGTTGATAACTGATCCAGTCCGTTCAAAGGATTCTTTGTTGGATGCAATCCTCTGTTCAACTTCTTCAAACGAAAGTGGCGTGAAGTCGGTATGTTCTACACATACTGTCAGATAGCGTGGCGAGTTGATATAGTTTGCGTGAAGATGACCTGACACATTACAAACAAACCTATCAGACACACACTTTTCAAAAAGTGGAATATGGCTCAGGATGAACTTATCCACAAACACACGAACACCATACAGGCTATCAAAACCAACTTCACGGTAATCAGCATCCTTAAAGATATCGTGATTGCCACGAACCAGACGCTTCTTACCATTCAGCCTCTTGACATGATGCAGAGACTTCTTGTTGATAACGACATCACCCAGATGGTAAACCACATCATGAGGACCAACCTTGGCATTCCAACGCTCAACCATCGTCTCATCCATCTCTTCGGTTGAAGTGAACGGACGCAGAGGATCACCGTTGGGCAGCTTGAACTTTTCCCAGCTGTTGGTATGCCCGAAATGGGTATCACTGATTACAAAACGATTAGACATTACAACTCTCAAAAAATGGTGGACCCACCGCGACTCGAACGCGGAACCACCGATTTAAAAGAACGGTGCTCTACCTATTGAGCTATGGGTCCATAATTGGTAGACGAGGTGAGATTCGAACTCACGACAAGCCGATTAAGAGTCGGCTGCTCTAACCTACTGAGCTACACGTCCGTATTTGGTACCCACGAGTGGTATCGATCCACCGTCTCCGAGTTATCAGCTCGGTGCTCTACCTTTGAGCTACGTGGGCATTAAACTGGTATCCCCGAGGGGTTTCGATCCCCCTTCTCCGCCTTGAAAGGGCAGTGTCCTAGCCAGTAGACGACGGGGACGTAAATTGGAGAAGCGAGTGGGATTCGAACCCACGGCTGTCAGGTTTTGCAGACCTGTGCGTTGGACCACTCCGCCATCGCCTCGTTTGGTAGTCCCGGAGGGACTCGAACCCCCAACCTAACCGTTATGAGCGATCAGCTCTAACCAATTGAGCTACAGGACTATTAACCGTTATTCTTCAACCAATTCAAAATATTCTCAGGCGAAGTTTCACCATATGGATCCGTTTCGCAATTGTTTGCCATGCCAGGCTCGATAAACCACTTCTCGATCTTGCCGTTGTTCACAACACATGCATAGCGCCAAGAGCGATTACCGAAGCCAAGATTATCCTTAGCAACAGTCATATTCATACGACCAGTAAACTCACCAGAACCATCAGGGATCACCTTGACCTTCTTCAGCTTCTGGCTCTTAGCCCACTGATTCATGACAAACGCATCGTTCACCGAGATGCAGTAGATATCCTTAATCCCGAGAGCCTTAAACTCCGCAAAGCTGGACTCAAACCCAGGAAGCTGATAAGTCGAGCATGTCGGCGTAAAAGCACCAGGAAGCGAGAAAAGAACTACACGTTTGCCAGCAAACAGATCCCAAGTCGAAACGTCTTCCCAACGATAGGGATTTGGACCTTCGATCGAATCATCGCGAACCCGAGTCTTAAAGACTACGCTGGGCACATGAGTCGGAAGATATTTCGTCCAATCTTCAGGCATAGCAATTTCTTCAATATACATTATTAACCTTTCATTCAAAATGGCGATCCCGACAGGATTCGAACCTGTGACCCCATGCTTAGAAGGCACGTGCTCTATCCAGCTGAGCTACGGGACCAATAAGAGTTATGCACTCTCCGCAGTGAGGAGAAAGTTATTGGCGCTATCCATCCAGTCAAGGACTTCAGGAGCCAACTTCACGCCATTACGGTAGTCGTTGATCAGTTCGCAGAAACGACGTTCGATCACCGTGCGGCTAGAATCGTTAAGTTCCGGAAACTTGAATACCAAGACTTCAGTCATATCGCTTCTCCTAACAAAAATGGCTCCCTGAGTAGGATTCGAACCTACGACCACTCGATTAACAGTCGAGGGCTCTACCGCTGAGCTATCAGGGAAAACTCAATTCCTATTATTCATTCTACCTCAAAAACGTTATTAAGTAAAGCACTTTCTTGCTCTATTTAGGTAAAAATTACGATTTTTGCATAATCTTTTTTGACTTCTCTGCGTCTAGATGCCTGAGCTTTTGCAACTTCTTTGTGTTTCATAGTCAGACCACCTGCCCACTCATGAAGATCGAGTAAAACTCCATTGATCTCCATGTACTCAAGCATTAAAACACCTCATACAAATGCCACACAAACGAATCGGAAATCGCAGTTCCGAGATGGGTTGCGTTATGGTTATGGAATTGTTCGCCCGTTGCACGCACCACAAAGTTACGTGTTTCCAACAAATCCACAACAGCTGGCTGTTCAACCCACATGGTCAGAACACCATATTGATCAGCAACATGAAGAATCTTTGCTCCTCTTGGGAGATTCATGCAGTTATAGCCAATCATAAGAGGGTATTTGTAGATATTAACCATTATGCATCCTCCATCATATCAAGCTCACACTGGAGCTCCTGCTGGTCGCGAGCAGTGCGACCGTTAACGAGAACGTAGGAAGCCTCATAATCGAGGCGTTCACCTGCAGGACCCATTACATAGGTCTCCGTCTTGGTGGCGATCTCAGGGCGCATGTAGCCACCATACTCGCCCTTGTTGTAGATGGTGCGGGCAACAACCCACTTACCATCGATGTAGGAGAGACGGAAAGGAGTTTCCCAGGGTTCACCTTCTTCCGCAGTGTCTTCCACGATACGATGCGAGATGATGTACTCGCGATACGAGCCGCCATCCTCATTAATCAGGGCATCGAGGGTAGGAGTACCCTCGGCTTCGATGCGAGCCTTCTGGGCGGGAGTGATGTTATCCACCACGTAGGTGTTGCCACCCTTGAACTTCCAGCGATGTTCGCCAGTGAAGCCGTTGTGGGCGGCATAGTTTTCAGCGATCTGGGTGTCAATCACGAGCTTCATAATCAGTTCCTTCCAATCACTATAATTCATTCTAACCTAAATTTGAAAAAAGGTAAAGCACTATTTTGGATTTTTTTTGATCGCGTTGACATGCCTCGAAGAGATTTTGCACGAGATCCAATCGTTGTAGAATGCGTCGGACAGGATGGCGTCGTTCTCAAAAATCAGCTTGGATTCGTAGTACGAGCACTCGGATCGGTTGTAACAGATCCGGACAATCTCCCGCTGGAAGTTCTCCCTGCCCTCAGCCTCAATAGCCCTAGCGAGAGCAGGAGAGGAGCCATAGTAGTCTCTCCAGTCGCTTTCTAGGCGGATCTTTTTCCGTTTCCCTGCGACCGTCTTATACCCAGCTTTGGTGAAAAACTTTCTGCCGATATAGCGTTTGCCGGAGACAAGATTGTGAATGATATAGACGAAACCATACGCCTTGTCAGGAATCTTGAAGAATTCTTGACCTTCGTATAGCCAGCTCATTCTTCGTCGAAGGTGTAATCTTCGTCCAAACTATCGTCTAACATTTCCCCACAGAAGGGACAATATTCAACTTCAGCAAGTGTTTCGTTGATTACGCGAAACTCTTCTTCGCAATTGTCACATGTTACCCAGTCGTCTCTTTTTGCCATACATTTACTCCACATTTTTCTAGGAATTCGATACCAACACGATCGCGGTATTCTTCCTTATATATTACTTCGGAAATCCCTGCTTGGTAGAGGAGTTTCGCGCAGTCCATGCAAGGAGCATGTGTAACAAAGGCAGTGGCATCTTTTGAAGATTCGGTGGATGCTGCCAGTTTTGTGATAGCATTAGATTCGGCGTGGATCACTTCAGGCTTGGTTGCTGTTCGAGCAGGTTCAACTGACCGAGTCTCGTAATAAACTTTCTCTGGAATTTCATATTCACAACAGTTATCCCAGCCAGCTGGTGTTCCGTTGTATCCGATGGAAAGGATGCGCCGATCCTTAACGATGACGCATCCAACCTGCAATCTTTTGGCATAAGAGAGAGCAGCAGTTTCCTCAGCCACTCTCATGAAATAATCAATAAACTTATCGTTCACAGAGAGAATCCTTTGAATGTTTCGGAATCAACATCTTTCTTGACACCACCATTGATATAGCTGGTGATCTCAGTTTCCTGTGGCGCAACCTGCACCTCCGAACCGCTGATCCACTTCTGAGTCCAGGGCAGAGGATTTGGTCCTGGCTTACCGTTCAACCCAAGATTACCCATACGCTTGGCAGCAATGTGATCAACATAATCACAGAGCAGCTGTTCATTAAGACCAATCATCGACCCTTTCTGAAAAAGGTAACGTGCCCACGCCTTTTCTTGCTCGACCACACGGTAAAACATATCAATACATTCAGATCGTGTCTCTTCTTGTATCCGAGCAAAGTCTGCATCCTCTTTTGGAAGAATCTTGAGGAGCTGCTGAGTCGAGGCAAGGTGAATGTTCTCATCCCTCGCGATGAGCTTGATAATCTTCGCGTTACCTTCCATCTTCTTGACTTCAGCAAATGCCCATGAACATGCGAACGAGACATAGAACCTAACTCCCTCTAGAGCATTCACAGCATTAAGACAAAGCCATAGTGCTTTCTTGTGACCATACGTATTTGTGTTTAGCCTCGTATAGCCATAAGGCGATCTAGCCTCATTATAGCTAATCAACTCATCATAGTACTTACTAATGCTACCAGCACAGTCTACGATTTCCTTGATCTCCAACATTTCATCAAAGACTCTGGAAGGATCAGTATAGATGTTGCGAATGATATGAGTGTAAGAACGGGAATGAATCGTCTCACTAAACGCCCAAGTCTGGATCCAGGTTTCCAGCTCAGGAAGCGAACATATTGGCAGAAAAGCCAGAGATGGAGCACGACCCTGAACCGAATCAAGAAGGATCTGCCTCTTGAGGTTGCTTGTAAAAATATGTTTCTCATGTTCATTCAATCCTTTGAAGTCTTTGCCATCTCGTGACAGGTCAACTTCCTCTGGTCTCCAGAAGAAACCGAGCTGCTTCTCAGTCAGCTTCTCAAACTGAGGATACCGTTGCTTGTCGTATCGTGCGATGTTCACATGATTGCCGAAGAAGCATGTTTCTTGTGTTGCATCATTCTTGTTTGTAGTGAATACTGACATTACTCTATTGCCTCTTTTTGGTGAATATTCGAATATACAATATACTACAAATCAAACTATCGGTTAATAGTTTTGTTCATCACTTCATGAAGATCTTTATGCATGTCTTTGATCTCAGCTAGCTCTTCCATTAGCATTAAATGGTCTTGTTCTGCTCTAGCTTCAGTCTTTTGACTTATAACGTCTTGTCCTACCATGATGATACTCAACAGAACCAGCTGTAGGAATGTCTGGGCAATCCAAGAGATCAAGGTGGCAGTACCACCTGATATGGCCTGAGGTAGACTGATCAATGCAAGGAGGGTGAATGCGTATGCACACCACATGGTACCAACCATGTGGGTGATCAATACAGCAAATCTACGGTTGAACTCTTTAATCATTTAATGACATGAGTCTTTTTGTGCTTCAATGACTTTTTAAGTGCCTTAAGCCATAGCCGTTGTTCTTCGTCCTTGTCATTCCGGACAATGGCCTCATACATCTTTTTAATTAGTTTTTTAACCTTCATCAGACTCTAACCATTCTACTTGATGTGTACAGATAGTTCTTCTAGAGATATTGTTATCATGTTCAAGTATGAACTTTGCTCCAGTTGTATGAGGAAAGCTCTGATAGCTAATTACCTTATAGGTCTTATTGTGATCATCCCAATTATCATTTAAAATTCGAATGTAGTTCATATCAGCTCCTAAAGCTTACAACTATCACAGTCTTCTTCATCAACAGAACCTTGTGCCAGTGGTTCTTCAATCTCACCAGCACCATCATTGGTATTGAAATAATATAAGTTTTTGCCACCAAATTTATAGAACATAAGCAAATGACCAATCATTTCAGATAGTGGAATCTGGCCATCTGGATAATGAGCAGGATTGTATGAAGTATTGACAGAGATGGCCTGATCAATAAACTTCTGCAACACCGCCACGATCTTCAGATATCCTTCTGGACTCTTTTGATCCCACAGCAATTCGTATTTATTCTTTAGTGTACGGATACCAGGAACAACCTGCTTCAGCACACCATCCTTAGACTGCTTGATTGATACAAGAGCACGTGGTGGTTCAATACCGTTTGTCGAATTACTTATCTGAGCTGATGTTTCAGCAGGCATGAGTGCCATTAGAGTAGAGTTACGAATACCAATAGCAGAAGCTCTAAATGCAAGTCTATCCCAATCCATCTTATAGTTTGGTTGAACTAGTTCATCGACTTCCTTCTTGTACGTATCAATAGGCAAGATACCACCTGAGTAAAGTGTATCAGCATGCTTAGGACATGGATTTACTTCATCTGCCAAGTCGACCGAGGCTTTGATAAGATAATAACTCCATGCTTCAGCATACTCATGCACAAGATCGAGATCTGGATCAGAGTAACTGCTATCATTACGAGCCAGCCAATAAGCAAAATTAATGATGCCGATGCCAAGAGGACGACGGTTGCGAGTACCAATAGCAGCGGCTCTAACAGGATAGTCCTGATAATCCAGTAGGGCATCAAGAGCACGTACTGCAATGGTGCACGGCTTTTCGAAGTCAGCTGGCTTTCTAATCTTTCCCCAATTGATTGCTGCAAGCGTGCAGAGGCTAATTTCACCTGACTCATCATTAATATCCTTTAGTGGTGTTGTCGGTAGCGTGATTTCACAGTTATGTACTAGAATACCATTAGCAAAGAAGTTTGAGTTCTTTTCCACCTCAATATCATATACATCTTCTGTTTGATCCAGATATTCAATACTTAACATGTTTTCTTTTACCTTC